AGATTTCAAATCAGATTTAGAAGTAGTACTAGCAGTTCCTGTGTCTGATTTATACAGGTCTAAAACTCGAACTGCCCATTTTGAGTCGGTGCCATTTTTAGTAATACCATCAGATATGCTTGTAGGTTGATCACTCAACCATGCATTAAATTCATCTGTATCCTTAATATCTAAGAAGTCAGGATGAACTGATAATAATTCTGTTTGGGCACTTTCACGTACTAAGTTCTGTTCACTTTGTTTCAAGCCTTGTATTTCAGATTCCAATTTAGATACTCTGGAATCGGCTTGTTTTTTAGCAACAGTTTCAACAACACCATAAACATCAGGATACTCATCCTTAAAGTTTTCAAGTTCTTCAGAAGATTTTAAATTTGCAGGCTCAGCTTCAACTTGTGCAGCTTTTGTCTGTGCTTCTAAAGTTTCTTTTTCCTGTTTCCATGAATTTAACTTATTGTCATAATGAGTTTTTAGGTCATCATAACGCTTTTTAAAGTCGTGTTCGACAGGTTTTGGTTTGTTGCTCAAAAAAGACTGGTCGGATTGTTCCTCCTCTTCAGTTTTCACTTCCGATTTTGGGTCGTCCTTGTCCAAATCTTTATGATACTCATTTTTATATGGGGTAGGCTCTTGTTCTACCTCTTCGCCTTGTACCTCCTCAGTTTGAGTAGTTTCAGCTTTCGCTGAAGTGTCTTGAGACTGTACAGTCTCTTCGTCAGTTTTTGCCATTTCGGTCTCCATTCAAGTGGGGTCAGATTGCTCTGAGTAGCCCTTTGTGGTTAATAATAATAATAATAGGGGTCGTAAACAAACATTGAGTAGCCTATGACCAATATTCCGATTACTCGGAATTCTTTTGTGCTATTGCACTTGTTGTTGTATAACTAATTCTAATTTATCAGCTATAGCTTTTTGTTCTTGTGTAAAATCTTTTGCAGATGGATCTCCAGATACAATACGAGTTATGATAGTATCTTGTATATTTTTATTCGTACCATATTTACTAAACTCTTTTTGTTGAGTATCGGTAAGTTTAAAATTAGGTACTTTAAATTTTCCTGTGTTTATTAAAACTCTTCCAAATTCATTTTTTGTAACTGCATCTATATTTATATTTTTTGGTGGATTTGGGTTACGAATAATCATGTTATCATCTGTTGACATTGCTCCTACCTTTGGATTATCTTTAAAATATTTAATTTCACCTTCATGTAACTCTTTTCTTATCCACGGGTCATACGGACTTTTTTTTTTTACCCTCGACTTCTACTTTTGTGCCACTGGCATATCCTTTTTTCATATCTATGAATCCACCGTATGCTTTCTGACCACCATAATCTCCTTCTTGTGGTTGTCCGGCTTCGGCTTGTTCTTTTTTCTTCATGGCAGCTATACCTTTGTCATTAATAAGTTTTAATTGGTGTTCACCAATAATAGCTACTAATTCAGGTGGTATAATAACTTCACCATTACTAATACGAATATCTACTTTGTCTTTTGATGTACTTTCTGTTTCTGTAATGTTTACACCTTGTTTAACTGCAATCTTTCGTGCATCTTTTAGCATTTTTATTATATAATCATCTCCAGCAAGATTTACAGCCATATAGTTTAATACATAACTACCTTCTGGTACTTTCATTGCCACATCGTCAGCTGCCTGTTCTTCAGGTTTTGCTTTTGGTTCTTCTATTTCTTGGGGTTGCATAGAAAGTCCTTGTTCTTGTGCGGCTTCTATATTACCCATTTGTTGTCCTTCTGCAGATTGTGGTGGTGCTTCTGCAAGTTGTTGTGGTAGTTCTTCTACATTTTGCTGTGGTGGTACTTCTTCTTGTCGGATTACTTCTTCTCCGAGTGCGTATTTCTGTGGTTTATAACTAGCAGCCCCTTGTCTAAAACCAAGTCCTGTCATTTGCTCTTGTGTAGGAAAACCTGCTGAAGTAACTCCTCGTTCAAAACCTTGTTTTTCTGGATGTTGGGTTATTGTTCCTCCTAATTGTACCGGTTGCACTGCCGCTGCGTGAAAGTCTACAACTGCAGGGTCACCTTCTACCTCTCGTCTCAAACTACCTGTGTATATAGGATAAACAGATCTTGGTATTTTTCTTCCCGGATTAATACCTTTAGTTGTAACTGTACGTATATCCATTTTTGGTATTTGGGTATTCAAAGCTTTTATAGTTGTTAATGGTTTGAACGGTTCATCGGTTTCTAAATAAGATAGTGCAGATTCGTTAATACTTAACGTTTCTAATCCACCCAATATTGCTTTTACATCATTGTATTTTACCATGTTCCTCCTTTATTTCTTTGTTACTCATTGTCGCTAGGCAAGCTTCCTTCATCGTCAGGAGGCGTGCCAGTAAATCCAGCTTCCCCTGCAGTCTTCGGAGTTCCAACTCCGATGTTTCCACCACCAACTGCTGAGTCATCCTCTGGATCAGCTCCGACAGGTGGTTTTGTAGGGCTTCCCACGCTTTTTGGTTGTTGACCAAGGGCAGAAGCATCCTCGATTGGCGTTTGTTGTACATATAATCCTCGTAATATATCTGCAAATATTGCAGCTTCATTTGGATCATTAACTAATTTTTCAGGATCAATATCCTGTGATATAGCTAATTCTTTTATAAGATTTGGTATCTTAATAAATGGAGCTAACATTGGATTCGCAGTTGTTTGTAATAATGTAGTTAATCGTTGTGTCCTCACTTCTTTTTGCATCACTGATGCAGTTCCTCGTGCTTTTACTTGTATATCTCCAACTATATTTGGTGTATCACTATTAAACTGCATATTCCAATGAAAAAATGATTCACCTAATGGTTTTAATAAATAATCATCAATATTTTTTATAACTGTTTTTATACTTAATCCTGCAGAACTTAGTAACATACTTAGCCCTGCTGCAGTTCTACCTGTTCCTGTAACTCCTGTTTGTCCGTGTATAATACTAGGTATACCTGTTTCTTCATCAGCAAGTTGTCTTGCCTTATCATACATTTGTATATTTTCACCTGCAGTATTTGGAAATTTTATTCCTACAACTGCTGCACCCGGCTGTCCTGATTGTCTTCTGAATATTTTGCCCGGATGTATTGTCATAGATTGACCCGGAACTAACATTGTTTCATCAATATCAAATACCATATTACCGGCAAGTCCAAGATTATCAATTGCCATTCTCATATGACCATTCATAATCATTTGTGCATCATCCATATTTTCTGGAACTCCAATACCAAAAAACTGATAAGGATGAAGTTCATACGGAAATGCTTGATAGGGTATTTTTTCAGGAGTAAATGGATTTACTACTGCTCGTATAACTATATTTCCACAAATCCAAATATTAACTTGATATTCTTCAAGTTCACTCATCGTTGGTGGGACTTCTAAATTAATTTCTTTTGCAAATTTTTTATCAAGCACTCCCCAATACTCGAATATTTCAAATCTGTTTTCGATATAGGTTGGGTCATCACTTGAATAAATATCATCTTCAAATCCTCTTTTTTGGAGATTAGAGCCCATTTCTAAACATTCATCTATAGCCTCTAAATTAAAAAATGGTTTATACTTTAGATTTCGTAGTTGTTGTCTATTAAATTTATGTCGTTCAATAACATATTCGCAGTCATTCATATCTATTGCTGAAGGATCAGGATAAAAATCCCAACATGAAACAGCTTCAATCTTTGGCTGTTCTTTAAATATGGGAGAGTATTGTTTTTCTCCGGTCTCCATATTCATTTCATAATTATGAATTTTTTTATTATGATTAAATGGTCCTTTTACAATTCCAGTCCCAAGTAAACAACATTCAAATACAGAATGTCTTAACTGTGTTATTGCATTTGTTTCTATTAACTGGTCATCTATTAGCTTTTGCATAGCTCTTGCAGCCATAGCTGCAGGTTCTATTTGTGGTTCACCCATTTTAGCTGCTCCGGGTTTTAAATTTTTAGACATACTTAAATCAGATAAACCGCCTAGAAATTGATCTGGTTTTTTTACAGATCCACCTAATTGCATAGGAGTAGCTTCTGTAGCTCCGGCAGGCAATTCTTTTCCGTCGCCTGTATACCCTTATGGATCCTTCAGTATTTCTGCATTTGGATCTTGTTGTGCTTGCTCTTGTTGAGGTTGC